GTACCGGAGCTGGTGGGGCGAGTTAGGAAAACCAGTGCCAGAGCAGACTACCAAGGTAGAGTACCTCACTGAAGAGGAACTCAAGGCCAACGACGCCCAAGAGCTCGCCCGTATATCCGACGCCCCCAAGAATGTCTTAAAGTTTACCCGCAGCACGAAGGTTACAAGACAGGAAGTCGTGAATGCGTTTACGAACGCATTCCAGATGATAGGCGGAATAGACCGACTGGCGCTGTGGGCAGACCAAAACCCAAGCGAATTTTACAGATTGTACGGTAAGCTCTTACCGCCCTCCAACGCTGACATACTCGATGGCAACCGTGAGTTCATTGTACGGCATATCCTTCCCAAGCCCCAAATCGCTGATTCCCAGGCAACTGTTGTAGATGGGGAATTTACAGAACAATGAGTGCCCTGCGAAAGGCGATAGAAGCAGCGATACGTGCCGTAGGTAAGGTTGCGAACAAAGACGCCACGGTGCAGGGTATGCAGAAGAAGGGCAGCCCTAAGCGCCCCCTGCACCCGAAGAAAAAGAAGGACAGCAGTATGAGCGAATACGGGTATACCCGTGAACACAAAAAGGCCATGGAAGATGCCGGGGTGTTATAGTGCCCGAAGTCACGGTAGCGTATGACCCCCGACCGATTTTTATGCCGTTCCATACGCGAACTCAGCGGTGGGCGGTAGTCGTAGCGCACAGGCGATGCGGTAAGACTGTAGCAACAATAAACGATATCGTAAGCCACGCTCTGTATACGGAAAAGAAGCGAGCACGATTTGGATACATTGCACCTTACTATAGCCAAGCAAAACAGATTGCATGGGACTACCTCGTTGAATACACAAAAGAAGTCGCCACCAAGGTATCGATTTCCTCACTTTCCGTCGACCTCTTTAACGGTGCGAGAATCACACTTTACGGCGCCGACAACCCTGATGCGTTCCGTGGTTTATACTTCGACGGAGTAGTAATCGACGAGTATGGTGATTGCCGCCCCAACTTGTGGACGGAGATTATCCGGCCAGCCCTGGCTGATAGACGTGGCTGGGCTACGTTCATTGGCACGCCCAACGGGTTAAATCACTTTTACGACATCTGGCAATTTGCTCTGGCTCATTCCGATAAATGGTACACGGAAGCATTGCCGCAAAGCAAGACTAACATACTCGACCAAGATGAAGTCGAGGAAATGCGGGCAATGATGGAGGAAGACGAATTTGACCAAGAAATTGAGTGCAGTTTCATGGCGGCGACTAGAGGTGCGTACTACTCGCGAGAACTCAGGAATGCTATTATTGGTAGCTTCCCCGTGGATCCTAGCCGCCCTTGCCACTACGTCTTCGACCTCGGATTCACTGACTCTACTGCGATCTGGCGTTGGCAAGAGTATCCGGATTCCATCGAGCTTAATCTAAGTTATGAACAAGATTCCCGGCCTATTCAGTATTACATTGATTGGCTGCACTCTCAGCGGTCGGCCGGAATTACGCCTGGAGAGGTGTGGTTGCCCCATGACGCGCTCGCCAAGACACTCCAGACTGGTAGAAGTATTGTCGAACAATTCATCTCGGGTGGGATTCGGCCTAAAATTGTCGCCAAGCTCGATTTGTTGGACGGAATACAAGCGGCAAGGCAGATTTTCCCAAAACTAGCGTTTGACGAGGAGGGGTGTAGAGATGGCTTACTTGCCTTACGTTCGTACAAGCGCACCTGGAATGCTGACCGCAACGAATATAGCGCAAAGCCGCTGCATGACTGGTCTAGCAATTTCGCTGACAGTTTCCGGTATTTCGCCCTCGTGGCCAAGCTTGAAGATCCAAGCAAAACTGCTTTAATCCCGGCAAAGCCTTTTGCTCGTCCTTTATACGGGTTTACGCTAGATGAGGCTTGGAAGTGTGGACCGTCAGGAACGGATTCTTGGCACTGATGGCGCACTCATTTAACAATCTCATTAAACCCTCTACTTTGTGGGCTGAGGAAGTAACGAACAGAGTAAAAGCATTAGAGGACGCGCCCCCCGGCATTTTCGGAGCGTTAGTTTACGGTTCAGAATTTCAATCGATAGCAAACAGCAGCAATACGATCGTCGAGGACTGGGACACGGTTGTCTATGATGACCTGGGGTTCTTTAATATTATCCAGCCGGATATTCTTACAATTCCCGACACGGACCCCGTTATCGAGCGCGTTCAAATTTACTATCAGTACAGCTGGCAACCGAATGTGACTGGTATTCGATCTTTCTTTATAGAGCAGACCGATATCGGTAATATACGCGGTGGCATAGCGGACGCAGGCATACAGACCCAAGCGGCTGCGCCGCTCCTCCAGACTGCGTATTCAATGCCCATCCCGTGCGTACCGGGCGACTATTTCAGGATAATTACGAGACAGGAAAGCGGGATAGCGTTGCTTCTTGGACTGCAAGGATTTGGTATCACGGTGGCAAAATGATTAGGTATTTAGGGAGTTAAAATGGCTACTGACTCGAAAACAGAACAGACCCTGGGTGCCAGTGATAACAGGACCAACAATGACGCTGGGGAAGCGAAATTAGGGGCTAATTTTGGCACCCCCAAGTACGATTTTGAGTACTGGAAAGATCAAATCTCCATTGGTCAGAAAGCAGTGGAGAAATTCCATGAGCGTGGGCGCAAAACGCTTCGCCGTTATATTGATGAACGCGAAGCCAACGACGAACAGTCCAGAAAATATAACCTTTTCTGGGCGAATACGGGCGTGCTTATGTCCGCCCTTTACGCGAATCCTCCCAGCCCCACCGTTAAGCGCACGTGGGACGATTATACCGACGATATTGGTCGGGTGGCTGCTGAAATCCTAGAACGGTTACTTAACCAGGGTCTCCAGCGCCCCCGTGGAGATATGGATGCTGCGTTTTCTTACGCCATGGAAGATCGTCTTGTACCAGGGCTCGGACAAGTCTGGTTAAGGTACAGTGTAGAAACTGAGAAACAGGAAGTACCCGGTACTACGATAAAATACGAGCAAATCGTAGACGAAAATGTACTTACGGACTGGATTTATTGGGAGGATTTCCTATGGTCACCTTGCCGAGTGTGGGAAGAGTGCCGGTGGGTGGCCCGCCTTGCGCATATGACCAAAGAAGCGGCCCGCAAGAGGTTTGGGGCGAAAGCGGAACGCTTATCGTATACGGACAAGTTCGAGAATGTCGACCGGGTCGGGGCGCAACGTGTGACGCCGGAGATTCGCCCGGAAGCGACCGCCGACGTCTGGGAAATCTGGAATAAGCCGAATAAAATGGTCTATTGGGTCGCTACAACCGATATTGAGCGCCTTTTGGACAAAAAAGAAGACCCAATGGAAATTGAGGGCTTTTTCCCGTGTCCAAAGCCCCTCATGGGTACGCATACGACGTCGAACCTCTGCCCCCGCCCTGATTACTACATGGTCAAGGATCAGTATGAAGAAGTCGATACTCTTAATTCCCGGATCGGGTGGCTTACAAAGGCTTGTAAGGCGGCTGGCATCTATGATAAGACTGCAGAAGGCATACAGCGGCTATTTGAACAGGGCACAGAAAATTCACTTATTCCTGTGGATAATTGGGCTATGTTTGCTGAGAAAGGAGGCGTTAAGGGCCAGATTGACTGGATCCCGATCGAGCAAATCGTTGTAACCATCACGGCGCTTAAAGAGTACAGACAGGACTGTGTGTCCCAAATTTACGAGCTGACTGGTATATCCGACATTATGCGGGGTGCAACGAATGCGAGGGAGACTCTGGGGGCACAGCAGCTAAAGGCTCAGTACGGCAGTGTCAGGCTTCAGTTTCTTCAGGGTAAAACCGCTGAGTTTGTCACAGAGGCAATGCGGATAAAAGCTGACATTATCAGTAAGCACTGGCAGCCTGAGACTATTGTTAAGAAATCGCTCATTATGCAGACCCCCAAGGTGGACCACCAGAAGGTGCAGCCAGCGGTTCAGATGTTGAAGGACACGGATATTTCGCAGATACGTCTGGAGGTGGAAAGTGACACGATGTCGATTCCGGACTATGCGCTCGAGAGACAGTCACGAATGGAGTATGTCACGGCGATGGGGCAGCTTATCTCACAGTCTTGGCAGGCGATCGAGGCGGAGCCCCGCTTCGCTCCGTTGGTACTACAAACTCTCCAATGGGCGGCTGCTGGTTTCAAGAACGCCCGAACAATGGAAGGCGTGCTTGACCAAGCGGTCGAAGAGACGCAAAAGGCTGTGCAGGAGAAAATGAACCAGCCGCCTCCGCCTGATCCAGAGATGGAGAAGATGCAAATGGAGATGAAGCTGAAGCAACAGGAAACTCAGGCTAAGTTGCAGGCTAAACAGATGGAAGGCCGCATTAAGGCAATGGAAGCGAAACTTGGTATGGAGCAGGATGCGGAGCAGCACGAACAGGAAATGGTTCAGGACCAACAACGACATGCTCAGGAAATGGACCAGACCCGGCAGCGTGGCGCAGTTGATAGGGAGGTGAGACGTGCGCAGGCGTTACGTTCAACGTAGACAGGAAGACGGTACCTTTAAGTTAGAAGAGGTAGACGCCAACTACTATGCTCCCCGTAGGAACTTGTCCGACACCGATGCACTTATCAGTGATAGACACTACGACGGGATGCGTGCGACGGACGGCACTGATATTTCCACACGTGCGAAGCACCGTGATTATATGCGAAGGCATTCTCTCACAACGGCTGACGATTTTACCGGGCATTGGAAAACGCACCACCGCACAGAAGAGCTTAAAGAAAGCAAGAAACGTCGTGAAACTATAGAACAAACAATAGCGAGGTTAGACCCACCATGAATGAGCAAAGTTTAAAAGAATCATTGGAGGCCGCATTCGATGGAGATACTGAATCTATTGATAGAGGTGCTGTGGAAGAGGCCGCTGGCGTGGTTGAAGAGACAGTGGCAGAGGATGAAGTCAGCACTGAGGAGACTGAAACTGCGTCTGCAGAAGAAACCTCTTCAGATGAAGGGGACGCCAGTACCGTCGATGCAGGAACAGAAACAGCAGCACGAGAAGGCGATGAAAGCACCGTTACAGAAGAAAAGCCCGCAGAAGAAGAGCCGGCAAAAGAAGAAAAAGCTGAGTTAGCCGCCCCCTATGGTTGGAAGCCCGCTATGCGGGAGAAGTACTGGAGCGAACTTCCTGACGAGGTAAAGTCTGAGGTAATTCGCCGTGAGGTGGACATTGCCAAGGGAATGGAGATAGCTAAGGGTGCTCGAGACCTGGAAAAGGAGTTTAATTCTAAGGTAGACCCCTACAGGGCTGAAATCGCCAGCCGGGGTGTGCAGCCGATGGACGCCTTTGAAAACTACCTGATGACTGCCCACAACCTGCGCCATGCGAACGCGCCAGAGAAGGCCGCCCTTGTAGCTGGGATCATCCAACAGTATGGGGTAGATGTGAGTCAGTTGGATGATATCCTTACAAAGCAGATTCAGAGTGGGCCTGCTCCTGCCGGGGCCGGTACTGACGTAGTAGATGCCATCAATAAGGCCCTGGCTCCTGTCAATCAGTTTATGAGTAGTTACCAGAATCAGCAGGTTACTCAAGCCGAGACTCAGCAGCATAATATTAAAGATGAAATAGCTGCGTTTAAAGAAAAACCTGAAAACGAATTCTACATGGATGTAAAAGATGATATGGCAAATCTTTTGGAAGCCGCAGCAATGCGGAGCCAAAATATGACTTTACAAGAAGCATATGACCGTGCTATATTGTTGCACAGTGACATAGCGGAGATCGTCTCAGAGCGTAAGCTGCAAAGCGAAGCGCGTAAGAAAGACGAGGCGGCTAAAGCGGCGAAAGCGAAGAGTGTGGGAGTTGTCAGTACGTCACCGGATTCCGGGCGTGAGGCAGCAAGGGCCACATCACTCCGCGGAGCCTTGGAAGCCTCTTTCGACGCAGATGCCATGGACTAGTCTCCCGCTTGGGGAGTCTCTACAGCAAGGGGTTCATAGCCCAGCCCAGTAGAGGAAAACCGAGTAGGTGTAAATCCATTTATTGGGAGACTTAACGTGGCATTTCCAAACGTATCCGACATCATCGCTACGACCATCGAGAGTCGTACGCGGCAAATCGCGGATAACGTCACCAAAAACAACGCGCTACTCAAGCGCCTCGAAGACCGGGGCAATGTGAAGCCGTTTGGTGGCGGATCCATCATTTACCAAGAACTGAGCTTCGCCGAAAATGCGAATGCTGGGTGGTACAGCGGCTACGACCTCCTGCCCGTGGCAGCGCAGGACGTCATCAGCGCAGCCGAGTACAACATTCGGCAGCTCGCAACCCCGGTGGTCATGTCCGGTCTGGAAATGCTCCAGAACAATGGCCGCGAGCGTATGATTGACCTGATGGAAGGCCGGCTCAGCGTGGCAGAATCCACAATGGTGAACCAGCTTTCCGAAGGCGTCTATTCCGACGGCACCGGCGACGGTGGCAAGCAGTTGGAAGGTTTGGACCTTGCGGTCCTCGAGAGCGGCGTGGGTACCTATGGTGGTATTGACCCCGGCTCCTTCGCCTTCTGGTCTTCGGGCAAGTTCGATTCGGCTGTGGTCAACAGTGGCAACCTCACGGCGTCCAACATCCAGAATCTCATGAACTTCGCATGGGCCAGCCTCGTCCGCGGTAGTGACCGCCCCGATCTGATCCCCATGGATTCCGGCTTCTGGAATATGTACATCGCCAGTCTGCAGAGCCTCCAGCGATTCACCGGCACCGAAGTCGGTAAGTTGGGCTTCCCGACCATCAAGTACATGGACGCCGACTGCGTTCTGGACGGTGGTATCGGTGGGTTTGCTCCGACGGACACCGCGTGGATGCTCAACACCAAGTACATCTTCCTGCGCCCGCATAGGGACCGGAACATGGTGGCCTTGATGCCGAGCAAGCGGTACGCCATCAACCAGGACGCCGAAGTGCAGATTCTGGGCTGGGCTGGAAATCTGACCTGCTCGGGTCGTCAATTCCAGGGTCGACTGTTCGATCTGACGTAATCCAGGTGGTGGGTTGCTTCGGGTGGGGGTTCGCCCCCACCCATTTTTTCTAACGAGGTAAAGGTTATGGCAGCGACAGGAAAAGTAGGTTCAATCAAAGATTCTGACGCCAGTCAGGATCTTGGTGGTTTGTGCAGCGGT